TGTTGTAGTTAGGGTGGTGTTCACCGAGCTGGCGGTCGTGTCTCCCGTGGAAGAGAGGGTGGTATTGACCGAATTGGTTGAGAGATCGCCGGTGGAAGAGAGGGTGGTATTGACAGAATTGGTAGAGAGATCGCCAGTGGAAGAGAGGGTTGTATTGACAGAATTGGTAGAGAGATCGCCAGTGGAAGAGAGGGTGGTATTGACCGAATTGGTAGAGAGATCGCCGGTGGAAGATAGGGTGGTATTGACTGAATTGGTAGAGAGATCTCCCGTGGAAGTCATGACCGTATTGACGGCGTTGGTGGCGATGTCTGCCGTTGCCGATAGGGTGGAATTTGTTCCCGAGATGACCACATTACTAGTGGCCGTCACGTTGGCGAAGGTTCCCATCATGTCCAAATTGGGTGTTCCCGTGACGGTGTACGCATTCACAACATTGGCCTTGACATCACCCTGAACATGGAATTTTTCGAGGGGTTCTGCCGTCCCAACTCCAACATTACTGGTCTTGGTTATGACGAAGGACCTTTGTGTTCCCGTAATAGATGTATTCTGAGGTGCCGTAATGAAGAAGAAGTTGTCGGTGGTATTTTGGATTCCCATGTCGACCACGTAGGAGTCATCGGGGCTGATCTCATTGGACGGTTGAACCCTTAGACGCATCTGTCTCGAATCGGCAATCGTCGAATTTCCACTGACATTGCTGAATAACTCAAAGGGGACCCTCGTCGACAATGGGCCTCCTTCCTGACCCTCGATAATGGCATCTCCTACCACTTCCATTCCATGTTCAACTGTTGTCCCTATACCAACGTAAGTAGGCATTCCTTTCTACTCTTTAGATAATATATTTTCAAGCGAAGTTACTCGTGAGGATAATTCCTTCACTGCTGCAACGAGATATGGAATCATATGTGATTTATCAATAGTCTGAATGACAATCTCTCCATCTTCATTTATTTCATCCTTATTACCTGTCACAGCCTGTGGAATATGTTCATTGACCTGGTGGGCTATGAATCCTGCGACCTGCTTGTCCGGATGGCTATTGAATGTGAACTGGACAGGTTCTAGACTTTCCACCTTTACCAGTGCATTGGAGAGGGGTTCCACATTTGATTTTATTCTATAATCCGAGGGCGTGGTATAGTTGGTTGACCCTCCCACCTGCGTTATTCTTCCATATACTGTGGCGGAATCCATGAAGCTCATATAGACATTTGCCGTGTGTTTGACATTTACCCTCCCGTCGGATGTATCAAAGGGGACGGTACCTGGCGTGGTTATAATGTCGGTGAAATAGAATTTTGGATTCGTGGGATTGGAATAGGGATCTCCGAATAATCCGCTGAGTCGGAAGGATCCATCCATGGTCAGTTTATAGGTAGGATCGGCGATGCCTATGCCTATTTTTCCAAATTTCCCTATGTTAAAAAAATCTTCCTGATTATTTCCAATGAGGAACCTGATATTTCCTCTTTCCCTTTGTATAATATTCATGTCGGCATCGGCGTAGTTCACCAAATAACTTTCGCCCGTGTTCTTTTGTCCCATTCCGAATATATTAGAACTGGGACCCGAAACGACTCCAATGGACGCCTCTCCGGTGCTTGTATCCGAGTTTCTCACCAGTATTTGTCTCGTACTGGTATTATTGACATTTATAGACACGTTGGTTCCCAATATATCTCCCCCCACGTTGAGTAATCCGCTTACTTTTAGATTGGAGGTAATGTAGTTAGTATCTATCTTCTGGGAAGAGATATTGAATATACCCCCCAAGCGCATGTTGTTCGCCACAAAGCTTCCATCTGAACGCATACTCTTGGTGGAACGGACATCGTCGGCAAATATGTTGGTGGCATCTACGTTAGCAGATGCCTTGGCACTTCCTCCGACCTGCACCAGATATCCAGAGTCTACTGTGCTTGTACCAAAGCCCACGTTGCTGGCCACCTCTATTATACTAGAACCTCCCGAATAGGACGATATGAGATCCGAAGATATGCTTCCAAGGATACGAAGATTGTCACCGAAATCTATTCCCTCTGTTGCCGTAATATACCCCATCGAAAAGACGTTTCCCGAGACGTTGAGGTCTCCCAGCACTACTGCATTTGAATTCATTTCCACATCTTCGTTCGCGACCAGTTTCTTATGAACATTGACAAAGTTCGTTTCAGAAGTGATATCGGAGGACGTAAGTGAACCCCTAACGTATACATTATTCATAACTGTATCTCCTACCACGTAGAGGTCTCCCTGCACGCTCGCGTTTTTATCTACTCCAAAACTCAGCGCCACGTCTCCCACTCGCATTCCCGCACCCCTGAAAATTCCCCCGATACTCATGTGAGAAGTTGCCGTAACGGATCCCTGGACGTGGAGCTGTTCCGTAAAGGGACCACTCACTCCCACTCCCACGGAGGACGCGGTCATGCTATTTGTAACAAGTGTATTTCCCACCACGTGTAGTTCCCTCATAGGCGTGGCCGTTCCTATACCCACTCCGTTATTCGTTAATAAGTGGATTCTATCCGATGCCATAACCAGGCTGGAAGATGACGAAATACTTAGGGGATTTATGGTATCATCCTTTATAGTTCTGGCCGTGAGAACTCCAACGTGGGCGACCGGAGAGTATCTATTTCCCACCGAAGCTCCCAGTAATCCTTGACCCAATCGGAGGGTTGCCCCCGTGTATCCTCCTCCTATGATGCTATTATTCAGACTGACGATGTTCCCAGTCGTGTAGACGTTTCCCTGCACGTGGAGGAGGTCAAGCGGTTTGGTGGTTCCTATTCCGACATTAGATGATATCATGTTAATGGTATTTCCGCCGGTGATAAGATTTATGTCTGGATCTCCTTGGATACTACTAAAGGCGAAACTGGCACCCGGATTGAATGAATTTACAACTTTTAGACTCGACACTGTGACCGTACCCGTCGCGATGTCGGTCTTAAATAATGGATGGTTGGTCAAACCCAATATTCCATTCGAAAGCTGAACAGCACCTGCTTCACCAGAGGAATATACACTACTTCCGCTTCCCTCAATGGAAGATGACTCTCCTGATATACCATAACTTCCTCCGAAAGAACTCATTCGTCTAATAATTAGAGATATAAAAACATTGTATTAGAATATATGTACGGTTTCGATCCATCTAACCCCGTTCATGTGAAGTGGCTAAAGGGTTCATTCGATATCATGGAGGAATTTATGGATCCCTCTGGAACAAAGAATACCAGAAAGGTATTGGATTTCATGAACGATAACCCCTTCGATCTGGTGGTATCAAAGACAAATGTCATGGAGTTGGCAGAGACTCACATGGCATTAGGCTGTATTTACGCCAAAGCAGTTCTTCAGGGAAGTGCCTACATCATCACTCGACCCTCGCGATGACCGTGTAGTTCTTATAGATACCGGATGCCTTCCTTATTATATCGGCTTCCAGTGATTCTTTGTAATAAATAGGAATAATAACGATTACATTACGGCTTTCATGATCGACCCTCGTCTCGATTACGATAGTCCGGATGCCATCGTTATTCTTCCCGGTGACTTCTAAATCAAATGTTTCCATGTGCATTTTATGGAACTATGTTTAGAATCTTTTAATTGATACTACGTGCAAAGGGGTTGTTATCAAGTTGTCTCTTGGCCACGTCGAGATTCTGCGAGTGAAAATTGGCATTTCCCTTATACACATTATTATCCTGACGCCACGTGACGGCGTAGTTCTGACTGATCCCCTGATTTCCCGATCCACCCTTGGCCTCTACCGAGGCACTTCCCCTATTCTGAGTCACCATCCCCTGGGAGATCTTCCCCTCCATGACGTTCATCCGACCGGCGGGAGGCCTATATCCCGCATTTCCCCTTTGCGAGGGTCGGAGGAGGAGTGCCGACTGGGTACCCTCGTATCCGCCGGCCGCCAGGCCTCCCGGACCCGCCACGTCGTTGATGCGCGACACCAGCGAAGCCTTATTCCTGGTGGGATTCTCCTGGCTGGTGCTCATGGACACGGTGCTCTTGGCCGTACCGTAGGAAAGGTTATCGCCACGGTAGGAAGTCTCCGACCTATTGGTGGTCTTCTGAGACTTGATGTACTTCTCCCTCCGGGCCATCCCCGTCATGGCGCCACCCTGACCCTGACCCCGTCCCTGCTCGAGGGGTCGAAGACCACCTTCGCCGAGGAGGACGTGTGTCTTTTCGGGCCTATTCTGAGTGGTAACCAAGCGGTTCGTACCAAGGCTGACGAAGTCCTTGGCCGGTCCGCTCCTCCCGGGAAGGTGGGTGAGACGGTAGGCATTGACGTTATTGGGCATGACCCTCATCTTCTGATGAAATCCTCCATAGGCCGGGACTGTCGCCGGGACGCCAATGCCCGGTCCCACGTAACGCTTTTCGGTCGACGATAGGTTATTCATCTTCCCCGAGACATTTTCCCTTCCGTAGAGATTGTAGACAGGCTGTCCGAAGGGATTCTGCGCGTTCGGCACGACGTCGGACATATTCTTGATGACGTCCTTCCTTGCTCCCAGGGGCGTCTTCCCCTGCGAATAGGATCCCCTGGTTGCCGGACCGGTGAGCATCTCGGTGACGGCCGACAGGTTTTCGCCTGGGTTGTTTATATTCCTATGAAAATGAGGCATAGGCCTTTGCGTATCTGGCATGGATGTATAACCTTCTTTGCGGTCGCTTACGGCAATCTGTCTTCCGATTGCGGCGACCCCTAACAAGGCAACGAGACTCAGTGGGTCCATATTAGAACTAGCTTAGAAATTATAACGACGCGAAAACATATCGTTCTGAACATTGGCCCTGCTGCTGACAGGATCCCTGGCACGGGTCCTCAGGGGCACAGAGCACTCCATATTATTTATGGGAAAGTCGTGGGACCTTCCTGCGTACCCCTTGGTGAAGTAGCTGGTGGACTGGGGTCGGAGCATGTCCTCGACCATGATAACATTTGCCGGAGCGCCCCTCCCGGCCATGTAGGGCGACGTCCCGAAGAGGGGCGTGCTGGCCCTTCCGGAACCCGCGTAGTTGAGATTCGTAAGGGTTGGCGCTGCCACAAAATTTGACGTGGCGCATTCCTTGGGGAGGGATTCCCAATCGAGCATGATAGACGCTGTATTCAGGTTCTGTGCCATATTATTAGTATAGTATATTTTAAAGTTAAGCTTTGACGGATCCACCTCCGCCGGCCCTATGCTGATGGCGCTCGGGCATCCTGGACTGACCGAACATGGACTTGTCGTTGGGGAAGCACGCCTCCCTCTCCGAACGGCACACCTTATCGATGACAGGTCCGTAGGCAGCCTTGGCGAAGGCCTCCTGGTCGTTGGGGATGGTCGTGGAAGGCATGCTGTAAAAGGCCCGCCTGGATTGGTCCCTGCTCGAATAGACGTCGGCCTGATCCCTGGGAACTCCCGTGCCCATTATCTTATTTATGGTGTTCTTTACGGTGGGGTAATAGGCAGCCGACGCCCTCTTCGGATTGTCGACGTAGTCCGTCATGAGAACGTTTCCCATGGGATTGTCCTTGGTGGGTGCGGTGAAGGTTCCCCCTTCCGGCGCATAGGCTGTTCCGTCGGAGACGAAATTCGCCGGGCGCATGCCCTCCTTTACATTTCCCATCAGGAACATGCTGGCCATGACCAGGATGACAGTCATGCCGAGGTAGATCACCCTTACGTCCCTGTTAAGGAGAAACAAAACAGTCATGGTGTATAAAATGAAGCGCGTGGCAGCATTCAAGCGTTCCACGCGATTCTGCTTGGCCAGGGGCCAGAAAATGAGAATCTTATTCCTGGCGAATAGGTGCAGCGGGTTTCTAAACCATGGTTGTTCCATACTTATAATATACTAACTAATTTTTCTTCTTGCGATTGATCCGCTTCTTGGGTGTTGGAGGAGTCGGCGAAGAGGGTGCATTTCCGAGGTCGTCCTGATTCAATAAATTTCCGAGATTTCCCAGGAGCGGACCGAGGGCCCCCATGATCTTATTCTGGTCCAGACCTCCCCTTCCGTCACCAAATTGTTCCTCGGCCTTTTTGGTAATATCCTGCATGAACTGAGGATTGATGAGATTTCCCAGGAGTCCCGATAAGGGGTTATCGCTTCCAGATTCCTCCTGTGTATTCAAAAGAGAATTCATCATATTTTCCATGGTCGCCTGAGATACGGGGTCGCTCATCTGCGCGATCTCCTCTTCGCTCACGCTATTACCAAGGACGTAGAGTCCCTGAACGTACTGCCAGATGGCTGCCCGACTATTATCGGAGAGCTCGGACTTCCACATGCTCTCAAGGTCCAGCGTCTTGAGGATTCCGTAGTTCCTACTGAGCTCTTCGTAGATGGCCTCGTCGCGATTGCGGATAAGTTCCTCGTGGGGACGGACATTCTTCATGAAGGTAGTCAGACAGAGGGAGGGATCCTTCTTGATCATCAGGCTGACCGTACTGCGATAGGTCTTGGCGATGGTATTTTCCGGAAACGTATTCACCAACTCGTCCACGAATTGAAGGAGGAGATCATTGAATGCATTAACACTGTTTGACATTTACTATTCTTTCTCTATATTTTCTTTAATTAAATACCGCGGTTATAGTCCGGGAAGGGAGTCTGATAGATCTCTTCGGGCTGGGATGTTCCCAGGAATACCACCATGCCGGTCAAAAGGGCATTGAGAATGGCGGGCTTTATCATGGATGCATTTCTGGGCGGAGGCTCCCTATTCAGGATGGTGACTCCATATATGTAGAGCATGGTCACGATTGCCCCAAAGAGGGCCGCGTAAAAGGGATTCTTAAGGACGTCGCCCAACATATAATTTACCTAGACTTTAGTATTTTCAGCGCCTCGCACCTGGATTGATAAAGTCATCTTCTTCATCGGAAGGGGGAAGGTTCAAAGGTGCCGAGGTAGAGGAAGGGATCGGTGGAGGATCCCGCCTGCCAATAGTGTCCCTAAAATTGATCTTCTTGGTACTTTCATCCTCTTCCATTCTCTCTCCCAATTCCGGTGCCATCTCTTCACTGCCCATATCCATCCCCATCGGTTCCTCCGGTTCAATAGGTCCCTCGTTTTCATCATCCTCTTGGGTCGGTTCCTCGCCACCCAGACCCTCGCCCACTCCCGGAAAAATGTTTTCGTCGTCAGAGACGTTATTGATCTCGGCAGTGTGGATATCCTCACTCTCCTGCTTCATGATGTCCATGGGATTCTTGTGGAGGTAGGTCTTAAGAATCTGATTGATGGGGAGCATCTCCTTAACGGTCTCCTCGACCACGCCATCGACGAGTTCCACCAGGTCCTTGCGTCGCTCGTGCCGACTGGATTTTTCAAAGACGTAGGGATTCTCGTAGATTCGCTTGGCGATATTGGTGTAGACGCCCAAAAGGAAGACGTCGTTGGTCGGAATTTTGAGACTGACCTTGCGCGAATCCCTGGATAGGCGTACCGACGAAATGATCTTGACCGTGGCGACGAAGACGGCGGCGATCATCTCGTCCAGGCACCCTCCGCACCTATCGACGGCCTTCCCCACCTCGGCATCGATCTGGTAGTTGTTCCACTTTGGAATCCCCGCGATCCTTTCCTGGAAGTTCTTGAGGACCATCTTCCCTCCCGACTCTATCACCGACTCGGCGTAGAGATTTTCCATGGTGTCCAGCCCCAGGGGGAGGATAGTCGTCGTAAGCTGGTTGAGCAGTTCCTTTTTTGCCTCAACGAGAACGTGGAGATTTGAACCGTCCATAATTAGTGTTCGATGTTATTTTAAAGAGCGATAATTGTCCGCAGTCTTTTTCAGGTTCATTAGACTTTCCAGGGTATTTTCAGTGGAGGTCTTTGGTGCTACCTTTTTGGCGACCTTCTTGGTGGACTTTTCCTTGGAGGGAATCTTCCACGAAACGAATATCTCGCCATTCTGATAAAGTTGCGTGGTAAATCCTCCATTTTTGAGTTGCCTTTCCACCCACCTCGCTGCCGCGTCGATGTCGTAGGCTGGGTATCCCATAGTGAATCCCGATACCTTCACCCAGGTTTCGTGCTTCCCAATCTCACCCATCTGCTTTATTTTGGAGCTCGCCCTTTCGTAGAGTTCAATATAAAGTTTCTTTTTCATTTCCCTTTTCCTGTAATCGTGTTTCAACACGTCGGCCACAGTCAAGGGCATATCTATTTAACGCTTGAGCTTTTCTTTTACGGAATTTTCCACGGTGTCGAGGAGACTCTTGGTGGGCGCGATGCTGTTGGCGATGGTGTCGTATTTGAGCCAGTCTCCCGCCTTGAGATCGTCCTTGAAGGGTTTGATGACCGATTCGTCGTCGTACTGCTGGGTGGTAATTCCCTTGATCTCCATATCCTTTTCGTCGCCCATGGCGATGGCGTCCAGCTGAATTCCGTAGTAGCGCTTTGTTTCGAGGAGGATCATCCTAACCCGGTAGGTCAGGGGAACGCCCAGGGGAATCATGGCGACGCTCTCATTCTTCTTCAAATTGTCTAGGTAGCTGACCATAGCAGCCCTCTTCTCGCCATCCTCGTCGTCAACGGTCGGTAATTCCAGGCGCGATTCCAGGTACTTGATGTAGGCCTTATATACGTCGGGCCTCTCCTTCTTGACCTTTTCCATGGATGCAGCGGACGAGTACATTTCGATGAACACGGTTTCGATGGGACAGCACGAAAGGCCACGCTTTTCCCTGAGCATCTTGACCACCCCCTTGGCGATGTTTAACACCACCTCGGGAGGCACGGCTACCTCGTCGACCTTTTCGCCGGCGATGTCCATGGTTCCCTCGGTGATTATCTCACTGACGGCCGGATTGAATCCAGCGAAGCCGAGATCCCATTTTAGGCCCTCCCTGTTCGAGAGGAGGAAATATCCTGCGAGTGTAATTATGATTACAACTATGATGATTAGAATTCGCATCTTATTAGGTGTTGCGAAATTATATCTATGAATATTTTCCTGTCTTCCCGCAAGGGCGATGTTTGCCATTTTTATTTACAGTCCGAGATGTCTTCACTGCGGTGAAATATTCAAACTCCTTGAAAATAATCCGATCGCCAATCACATCCAGCTTCACAACGTCCACGAGAAGCCCATCCCAGAAGAGCACAAGAAGATGCTTACCCACGTGCCGGCCGTCATCCTCAAAGATGGGCGACTCCTCATCGGGAACGAGGTACGTCAGTGGGCCCTTTCCATGATCCCCAGCGACGTGGAGTCCTATTCGAGGAAGTCCTTCGCAGCCTTTGACGGAAATCCTAATAACATTCCCACCCTATTTTCCCTAGACTCCTACGGGACGTCCCTGGCAGCTCCCATGACGCCGGACCTCGAGGAAAAAATCAATAAAAAGACAAATGTTTAAAAGATTAACGCACTCTGATAGTAAATGTATTTCAAAACGATTCAAGCAACTGCCTTTAAGAATATATTCGAGGTTCTCAAGGATATTCTTAATGACGTCAATGTTTCCTTCAGTAAAAGGGGCATCCACATGGTCACCCTGGATAATGCCCACGTCGCCATGGTCGATCTCTTCCTGGATTCATCCCAATTCGAGGAATACGAGTGTCAAGACGAGATCATCGTGGGAATCAATACCACCAACGTGTTCAGGGTACTCAAGGCCGTCAGTCCCAGCGACGTCCTTATCATGAAGATAAATGAGGAGCACGTGCTGGACATCGCCATCGAGAACGAGAAGAAGCGGAGCAACTTCAAATTGAAGCTTCTGGACATCAACGACGAGATTCTGGACGTTCCCGAACTTCCCCTGGTCACGATGACCCCCTTCCCGGCCCTGGACTTCCAGAGGTTGTGTAGGGATATTTCCCATATCGGCGACCTCATCAGCGTGGAGCGTTCATTCAAGAAGATCAGTTTCCGATGCAGGGGAGACTTTGCCGAACAATACACGGAGTTCGATATCGATTCGGATACTAGGGATTTTGGTTCCATGGTGGATACGTTTTCTCTCAAATATTTGAGCCTATTCACCAAGGCTACCTGTATGTGTTCTCACATCAAGCTACTACATCACGGTCAGGACCTCCCCATCATCCTGGAATACAAGGTCACTTCCCTAGGGGAACTCCGCTTTTACCTTGCACCAGTGACTCACGACTGAGGAGGTCATTCTTCTTGATGACGATCGGTTCTTCGCCACCCATTAGCGTATAGATTCTCCACTCGTCTGGCGTATCTTCCTCGCTTTCAAAGAGATCTCTCATTCGGATCCCCTTGCAATCGTGGAAATCATTCAATGGACCCGCATAACGTAGGAGCCTATGCATGTCCCACCACGTCTTCTTTCCCTTGACGGCCAGCACCTTTTGAATGATGATGGGCGAACGAATTTCGGCACCTCCCTCGGTCCCTACGATATTCTCGGCGTCATCGAGACTCCTGCTAACGATGGAATAGGGAACGTTATTATAGATGTATTCCTGCTCGAAGCGAACATTCACCACGCAGTCGATATTCTTCTTGACCAGCTTGCGGAAGTTGTAGCAACAATAAGTGTGCTTTCCGGAGGTGTCCATGGGGAGCCACTGATTATCCATTTCCATCCTCCATGCAGCGCTGGGGAATAGGCAATTCCGTGAGGTATCCACGTCGTAGATCATTTTGAGGGGCATTGTCTTCCTGGGTGAGCTGACAATATCGTTGATCCAGTTATAAAAACGGAGTAGGTATAGTTTAATCATTTTAAATAATAAGGGACACACTCTTTTAATACCATGAGCCTGCTCGAGCGTTACAATCTAAAAATAAAGGAATACGAGAATTCGCAGGATGAATTAGTTAACTACATAAATAAAGCTGCACCCTATATAAAACGCTACGAAGAGGAAACGTGCCGTAGGGACATCTATATAGAATACATGAGGGTCGTGGAAGAGAACATAGACGTCTCTCACATGGATGACATCGACGACATAAAGTTCGAGATAGATATTTGCGACGAGTGTGGCTCGGATAAGGTATTCGAAAATCAAAAGGAGAGCGACATCGTGTGCACCGAGTGTGGATTCACCAAGTACTACATGGCGACCACCCTATCCTTCCAGGACGAGCAGGACACCAATAAGAAGGTCCAGTACAGTTATAAGCGCCAGAATCACTTCAACGAGTGGATAAACCAGTTTCAGGGGAAGGAGACCGCCACCATTCCCGACGAGCTGATCACGAGTCTCCGTTACGAGCTGAAAAAGCAGAGGGTCAAGGACACCAAGGAGATCACCAACGCCAGGGTGAGGAAGATCCTCAGGGACCTTAGACACAATAAATATTACGAGCACATTCCCTACATATGCAATATCCTTTCGGGATTGAAGCCTCCCAACATGCCACCGGCTTTGGAGGAGAAACTTAGGCTCATGTTTGTGAAAATTCAGGAGCCCTTCGACGTGGTTTGTCCACCGGAGAGGAAGAACTTTCTATCCTACCCCTACGTTCTCTATAAATTCTGTGAACTCCTCGGCGAGGACGATTACCTTCCCTATTTTCCACTATTGAAGTCCAAGGATAAGATAAAACAACAGGACGACATATGGAAGAGGATGTGCACTATACTAAAATGGGAGTTCATAAGCAGTTCATGATTAATTTTCACCAAGTATAACAAGTATAAGGATGTCTATTAACGGAGGAGGTTTTAGGGACATTCCCAAGCCGGTGCCACACTCTCCACTGGTAAATGAGGTCCGACCTGTCAACGACGCTCTCGGTGGAATCTACACACCCCCCATGGAGAAAACATGTCCTGTCTGCAACGAGATCGTGGCCGTGGGATGGGGCTCTCCCCACTTTTGCCTTAACAGGGACGATCCCAGGGTGAAGCCCAACTACCCCCAGCGGATCTACCACAATGCACCTTGGGAGACTGACGTCTCGAAGACCATCGTTACCATGGGACCTCCCTACGGAGACACCTTCGCCATCGCCGGCGCCATGACGGCAGCCCTCCTGACCGGTCTGTTCTTTTACAGGCGCTGAACCTTATCTTTTTTGATAACAGGGTTAGTTTCCCTTATTTTTTCGATTTCATTGAAAACTTTATTCAGGAGTCCAAAACAGTTGTGAGACTCCAGCTGAATACACCCCGTGCACAAGGATTTCCTATAGCACGAACTGCAAGGAATACATACCTTGTTTCTTTTTAAACACTGCTCGCACTTCATTTAAAGAAATAAAGATATTCTTTTTTAAATGGATGTTAAAGAGTATCGGTCTTTCGTGGGAAACCTAATACGAATACATGACCGAATAAATGAACCAAAGCCCTCTATCCCTAGGGTAATCACGATGACCATCATGTCCGGGAGGGAGGGTGCCAGGATTGCCAGGGAGACCTTTGTGGAGCGCTTCGAAGACGGGATGAATGGTTGGTATTTGAAGCTGAATGGTTTCAGGAATGCCGTCACCCTGAGCAAGGTAACTCAGGAGGGGAATAATCGTTCCCTCAAGGTTTTCGTCAATGGAAAACTTCACCTTACTGGAACGTCGACGCCTATGGAGGGCGAAAGGCTCATGAAGGAAGTGATCGAGCTAGTAGATCATGTATTTCCGGAGCACGCGACACTTCCGCTAATTCCCACGGAAATACAACTCATCAACGCGAGCTTCTACGTTCCCCACGGTATCTACAATCCCGATCTTAGGACGCTTTTCAAAGAAAATTATGCGGGTTCTATCTCCGTGGTTCCTCAGCGAAAGAAATATTCCGGACTTCTCTGTTATATGTTCAACACCACCGTCAGCATATTCAAGACTGGGAGCGTGGTGATCAAGGGCGCCAAAAGTTTGAGGGACATAGTCAAGACCTACAATCTCCTATGCAAGGTGCTTTACACTCCGGAATTGAAAAGGGAAGCCCCGACCAAAAATATCAAAAAATATTCACCACAAGAGGATGCACTGATAAAAGTCATTAGAGAATATTATCTCCTTAATTAATAATAAATAATGTCGCAACGTTTGGGCATGGCCGACGGAAGGGCATTCACCATCCACACATCCAGCGGACTCCTCAATGACGAGATCATGAAGCAGAATGGAATCGCCTACCCCCTCAATTACGATTACCGCCGGCTCATCGCCAAGAAGGGGCCGACACTCCTCAACCCCCTTTTGTCCAAGCAGAGGGTCGGACCCGTCCCGGCTAACAGCATTAATCGATGCTTCAGTGCCGACGTACCGCTGATGAAGGTCCCTAAAACAAATTAGTTTAAAGATTTGAATATAAACATCTATAAAATGAATAATAATCAACATTTTATGGAAGCTTGTAAGGCAATGCAGAGGGAGGGAACCCTCACCAATGAACGCATGCTCCTGGCCCTATTAATGTTTCTTCCCAAGGAACAGGCCGAAAGGGCGTTGGAAATGGCCAGGAAGAAGAAGAAACCTAATTGAGGAAGGTGAAACGACCCTTGGTATTGCCCTTTTTGATCTTTGACTTTGACCTCGTGGCAAGAAGGCGCTTTGAAGGCAATGGAATTTTGGATGGATTGGGACCCATTGAATTGGCGGTTATCTTAACGGGTTTATTCATGGACTTCTTCTGAGCCAGTAACTTCCTTGCCAGTCTGGCGATGGCCTTCCTAGCCCGTTCTTCAATCTCCCATGACCAATAAGGCTTTGGCATTTAGTATTGGCTATTAATTTTTTTAGTTGGCATAAAGAAGTCCACCCATTCCGTTTTGGATCTTGAGAATGTTATAATTCACGGCCCAAACCGGAGAGGCGAAGGTTCCGCCACTGAGGATAAGACGCGAACTGTCCAGACGCGAGAAATTGCACGAACCCGTGGGCTGGAGCTTGGAGGCATCCAGACAGAAGGGAATCATCATGGTGACGCTCTCGAAACCGTCGGACTTGTTTCCGCTGCTATCCACACCCGAAACGGTATGGTAATAGGAAGAGACCTGTCGGTAGTGAGGCACCGGATTCTTGGCCTCACCGACATCCACGCCATTCATCTGGAGGAGGACGGTGTTGTTGGTACCTGCATCGACCGAAGTGGTCGCAATGAACTTCACGGGATGATTGAAGGTCAGATCCATGCGCTTATCGTTGGAAGCGGGGATGCGCTGAACCTGATGGATCAGATACTCCGAGGTGCTGCTCGCCAACATGCCACGCTCGTCCGAGTCGAGGTATACGAAGCGAGACCACGAGGACGGCTTAGTGGTTGCCTTGGATACGGCATTGTTCCCGAAGGAGACGCTGGATGAAGTGCCGCCCTGGAAACTGAATAGGTCGCCGGTGATCTGGTCCGCGTTGGGGAATACAGTCCCCTGCTTGGTGACGGTAACTCCGGCGAGGGCGAGGGAAGTAATAAGATCGTCGGCCGCCAACTGCGCCGCGGCGAAGGAACCGTCTGCGAGGTAGGCAGCGTGGGCCGCAGCGGGATTAGCCGGAGGGGCGCCTCCATTGACGTTGGCGATTACGGTATTGACGGCTGCGGTGTAGATAGCAAGCTTGGCGGCCACGTCGGCAGCGTAGGGAGAAATGTTGGATCCCCAGTAGATCCGCATCTCCACGTCGTGATACTGGAGGGCGACCAGAGGAAGGGCCGACTGGTAATTCTCACAGAACCAGAACTTGAGGGGGTAGAAATAGGAAGACGCGAGATTGCCACTGGGCTGAGGACCGAGGGTGCTCCGCGAAAGGCTGGGCGCCATGACGTCCGAATAGACCTTGGTGGAAAAATCATAGTCCTGGGAATCGATCAACTGACCGCCGATGTAGAGCTCGACCTTGTCCACGACGGTGGACCAGTCCATGGGGAGGGGGGTTCCCTCGCCGTTGGTCATCACGAAATAGGTGTAGGATAGGAGATCGCCCTTGCGCTCGAAGCGAACGGACGAGAGACTGTTATTGGCAGGAGAGTTCTGAATAACCTGCCGCTCGATGACACTGGAAAAATTTGTGTGCCTCTTGAACGAGGAACGGAAAAAACTAATCTCGGGGTTCCCAACGATATGAGAATCTTGAGCGCCAATTGCCACCAATTGCGTAATTCCACCAGACATTTCAGTTATTAATATGATACAATATTTTATTGTTTTGAATACGCTGTAAAATATACCTTCCCTGGGAATTCTTGAACCACACTTGGACCTCCTCACTCACACCATATTCCATGATTGGCTTGAGGTCGTCACACTCGACCTGATAGGGTCTCCCGTATCGCCACGGAACCTTGAACTGATGACCATCGACCTTTATGTAATATCTTCCTGAATCCGATTCATATAAAGATCTCGTTATGATTCCAGCGTGGGGACTAGATATCATACCTCTCCAAACACTTGCGATAAATTTTAAGAGTCTTTCCCTTCAATACACATTCCCTAGGAATAATCCTGATAGCAGACTTAAGCCTTATACCATTTTTGCCATTGGGGGCGACACATCCCTTGCTCCTTTCATTTTCCTTGGTCGTGCAACTGGCCTTGAACTCCTTGTAGATGGCCTTGACCTCCGGAAAGGTAGGACGGTCCTTCTTATCGAGTTTAAGATTGACGGCGTCGTGGATGTCGTAAAGCCACTTGGTGAGCGTCGCCCTGGACTCGAAGCGCTTCATCTTGAGACCGAGGGGACCGGAGGACTTGCAGTAGGATGCGTAACTATCCCTGCAATACTTGCAAGGAAGCACGTACATCATGCTCTTGAAGAAATTGAAGAATTGGGCTCGGGTCTCCGCGTCGGGTTTATCGGGGTAGGAAAATGTGATCGAGTGAAGAAATACCCATGCGGTGGGGCCCCAGACGGCCGTCTGGAAACCTTGGCGCTCCTTCATGTCTATTAAATATAAATAACATATTAATGGAAGGGATGGAACCTATCCAGCACATATTCAGATCCCTAGATGGATGGGTCAAGTACTTCGACGACGAAGACTTCGACTGGGACGAGGCCATTGCCGAGGCCGAGGGGGTCATCGCAAGGTCGAAGAATTTCAATGTAATATTCTATGAAAAAAGGGTAGGAACCAAACAGGTTTATCACGATATGATTCTTCCCAAATAAAATCCAATGCAATTATAAAGTATGGAAAAGGCCATGGCGTCGCTGATGGATCTCAATAGGAAAAATACAAGGGTAAAGAATATGAGGTATTCCTTGATGAATAATATCGGAAAATTTAAGCGCATGGAATCCCTTAGGGCAAGGACATTTAAGCGTCTGGATACCGAGGTGAATCTCAGCAATAACGAATCCGATAGACTCGTGGAGATTCTGAGGATCGCGGAAAAGGAAATGCGAAAAATTCAAAAGAATATAGTATCCAAGGCAGAAACGATTAAGAAGGCGGAAAAGAGGATTAGACTCTTGAAAACCAAGGCCATCGTGAATATGGCCAAGGCGAAGACGACCCAAGCGAAAAAGAAGACGATGATTAACAGGATTAAAAATTTATTCAAGAAGTAATGCGATTTTAATTATTAATTCATTTTCCTTTTAATCCTTAGATGGGGTGCACAGCTACTACCATTAAAGGAACACCTTGTAGGAAGAATGCCGTCGATGGCAAGAATTTCTGTCATGTCCACCTGGATCCTAAGGAGTGTAGCATATGTCTGACGTCCATACTATCGAGGACGTCCAGAAATAG